TTGATGAGGTTGAAGCGCGAGAAATTGAAACTCGAAGCTCCGACCTCCTTTTCGCGTTTCCTCGGTTATAGTAATCCAAAATACGAATTAGAGTGGTTCCATAAGCTCATCGCGGATCATTGCCAAATGCTGTTGGAGGGCAAGATCAAGAACCTGATGGTTTTCATGCCCCCGCAGCACGGAAAATCGGAAATCATCTCCCGCAATTTCCCCGCATGGGCACTCGGACAAAACCCCGACCTGAAAATTGTCGGCTGTTCCTACTCCTCCGATCTCGCGCAACAATTTTCGCGCTCAATTCAGAGGACGATAGACAGCAAGGAGTATCAGGCAATATTTCCCGCTACCTACCTCAATGGCTCGAATACCCGTATGGATGCACGGGGCTATTTGAGAAATATTGACCTTTTCGAAATGGTCGGCCATCGGGGGTTTTACAAAGCGGTCGGCGTAGGAGGTTCTTTGACAGGTACACCCGTCGATATTGCGATCATCGACGACCCGGTAAAGGATGCGAACGAGGCGAACTCCATCACTTACCGACAGCGGGTGTGGGATTGGTACAACACCGTCCTTTCGACCCGTCTGCACAATAATTCGCGGCAGCTCTTCATCATGACGCGATGGCATGAGGACGACCTCGCCGGGCGCATCCTCAAAGCCGAGCCGCAGGAGTGGACGGTACTCGCCATCCCTGCGATCTGCGAGCAGGAATACGACGGAGGATTGAGCGAACGGCATATCGGCGACGCATTGTGGCCGTCACGCCACTCCATCGAGAAGTTGCAGAAGCAGAAAGCCCGCGCCCCGCGTGAGTTCAATGCCCTGTATCAGCAGCACCCGACCATCGAGGGCGGCAATATCGTGAAAAGGGACTGGTTCCGCACGATTTCGCTTGTCGAGTTCCGGTCGCTGCGATTCAACGAGCCAATACACTTCTACCTCGATACGGCCTATAACAAGAAGAAAAAGGGCCAAGATAACGACCCCAGCGGCGTATTGGCGGCCTGCCGGATCAGGAATTACATCTATCTGATCGACGCGCAGAAAGTGTATAAGGAGATGCCCGACCTATTGCGGTTCCTGCCTCAATACATCGCGGCACATGACGGCAATTCCGAGAGCAAGCTCCATGTCGAGCCGAAAGCCAACGGCGAGAGTGTGGTGCAGATGCTTCAAGAAATTTCGACCCTCAATGTCAAGCGGACGCCCACACCGACCGATGACAAGGAGGTGCGATTACGGGCCGTTTCGCCGCGCGTGGAGTGCGGGCGGGTATTCATCGTCGAGGGGTCATGGAACGATGATTTTCTCGATGAAGTATGCGGATTTCCGAGCCAGCCGCACGACGAGTTCGTCGATATTCTCGGATATGCGATAAACGACCTGTACGATGAGGACGACGATATAGATTACGACGTATTGAGCAAGTCGAGTTTAGGGATGTAAACCAAAAATTTAAGGATATGATGCTATTTGATTTGTTTCGCAATTATCTCAATGCTCTTGTAGGACGAAATCAAGAGTTTGAGAAGCTGTTGGCCGCCAAAGATATTTCGGCGGTCAAGGAGCGCATGGACAACCGTATGGATATGGCGATTGCCGCGCTCAAAGAGTATGAAGTGACCTCCCATGAAATTATGAAGCGGGAGGACAAGATCATCACCGACAAAAAGGGGAATTTCATCCGGCTCGAACCGGTATGGAAGCTGCCGATACCTTATCAGGTTTACATCAATGAAATCGCACTCGTATTCCTCTACGGCCGTCCGGTGAAATGGACGCAGCAATCCACCGGAACAGACCGGGCGTTCCAAAAATTTCAGGATGTTATCGAGCGCACTCACTTCAACAGCAAACTCCGCCAATGCAAGCGCATCGCCGGATCAGAGACCGAAAGTGCAATGCTTTTCCGCGTTTTCCGCGATGCGAACGATGCGCCGGACGTTCAGATTCGAGTGCTTGCCAAAAGCAAGGGTGATGAGATTTACACGCGATGGGATCAGTACGAAAACCTGATCTCCATAGCTTGGGGCTACTATGTGCGGGAACAGGAAAACAGCCTCGTCTATCACTTCGACATCTATACCCCGAATATCATATACCGCTGCACGCGGAAGAGCATCGGATGGGAGGTTGTCGAGGAGGTGAATTTCATCGGCAAGATTCCGCTCATCCTCTTCCAGCAGGACAAGGAATGGAACGGCGTCGAAACGCTTATCCATCGTGAGGAGCTGATCGGCTCACGCACCGCCGATACAAACGACTATTTCGCCGATCCTATCGCCATCATGGCCGCCGACCTTATCAAGAACCTTCCGGAGAAGAAAGAGGCAGCGAAACTGCTTGTAACGAACGATTCCGATGGTGTGGACAAGGCGGCGAAATACCTGACATGGGATAGTGCGCCGGAAAGCAAGAAACAGGAGATCGAATGGTTGCAGAATCATATCCTTTCCAAGTCGTTCACCCCGAATATCTCGCTCGACACGCTGAAATCGTTGAGCAATCTGTCGGGAAAGGCCCTGCGGACGGTGATGTTGCTTGCCGACATCAAGGCGGCCAAGCACAAGGAAACCCACGACGAGCTGTTATCCCGCACCTCTTCGCTCATCACGGCGATCATCGGCAACGTCCTCGATGTGCAGCTGAAAGCCGAGTGCGACAACCTGAAAATCGGGCATGAGTTCCAAGAGCCGTTCGGGGACGACATCGCGGAAGCCCTCGAAAATATCATCAAGAGCCTCGACGGCGGCATCATGGCGACCGAAACCGGCGTAGAACTGAATCCGCTCGTCAAGGACAAGAAGCTCGAAATGGAGCGTCTGAAAGCCGAAGAGGAGGAGCGGGCGCAAAAACAGCAACAGATATTCGGTGACATCGAGGGTGCAGGCCCGCAATCCGCATCGGACGGCGACAATCCCGACGATGATGAAAACGGAGATGAAGATGACCCGAAAAAAAGCAACAACAGAAGAAGTAGGTAGCAGATGGCAAAAAAAGCATATTCTCCCGACCCGAAAGCGGAAACCATCAAGCGCATCCAGCGCACGGAGGCTTACGCCGAGAAAGTGAGGCAGCTATTCGCCGCAACGGTGAATGAAATCCTCGCTCTCAATAAGTCCGTGCCGACGCTGGACGAGGGCGTCATGTACTCTTTCGACGGGGATAATATGCGAATCCAAAAGAAAGTCGAGGCATTGCTCCGGCAACTGCATTCGACGACTACGACAGCTATCAAAAAGGGGATCACGCTCGAATGGGAAAAGGCCAACGACGCATGCGATAAACTCATTTCCTCATGTTTTGGGAAAGAGGTATTATCCAGTCCGGAGTTCAGCGCATGGAACAACCGCAATATGGCGGCGATGAATGCTTTCACCAACCGAACGGAGAACGGCCTCAATCTCTCAAAACGGATATGGCAGTCGGTTCAGCAGCTCCGCGATGAAATGGAGATCGCCATGACCGTCGCCATCGGCGAGGGAGATTCGGCGCAATCCATATCCCGCAAAGTCCGGCAATACCTGAACGACCCCGACCTGATGTTCCGCCGTTTCCGCTTCAAGAAAGGCGAAGACGAGCAGGGCAAGCCTATCTACGGGCGGAAGTGGAAAAAGCGCATCAAGGACGAGAAAACGGGCAAATACCGATGGATCGACTACGACCGTAGCGACTACAAAACCGGATCGGGCGTTTACAAATCCTCGGCCAAGAATGCCATGCGCGTTGCAAGGTCGGAGACGAACATCGCCTACCGCCGTGCCGACAATGAGCGGTGGCAGCAGATGGATTTCGTTCTCGGCCAGCGCATCCAGCTATCGAAGAACCACCCCCGACCGGATATTTGCGATAAACTTCAAGGCGACTACCCAAAGGATTTCGTATTCGACGGATGGCATGCCCAATGTTTCTGCTTCGCAACGCCTATCCTGATCGACGAGGACGAGATGGCGAAAATTACGGAGGCATTCCTCAAAGGCGAGAAATACACCCCGCGAGGCAAACAGATCACCGAATATCCTGCCAATTTCAAGAATTGGGTACGGGACAACAAGGAGAACATCCTTGCATCCCGCGATAGAGGCACGGAACCCTACTTTATTCGCAACAACTCGGCGGCTATCGACCAGATACTCGACCCGAAGCCGAAAGAGCTTACAATCGCGGAAAAGGCGGTATTACGTCATGAAGCCCGAACGCCCGAACAGGAGGCGGCGATCCGTAATGCGTGGGCCGAACGTCAGAAGAAGCACCAGCAGATCAAGACGGCGGCGAACAACATCGCCAAAGTCGCCGGGGATTATGGCGAGGTCGATTACTCCGCCCTGCAAAAGTATATCGACGCGGGCGATCTGTCGTCCATGCAGATCGAGACCAAGAAAGTGGCGCAGGCCATCCTCGCCGCCAAGAAAGCGGAGCAGGCTCTCGCCGATATTATCCCCAATGCGCACTCATGGCATAAGCAGTTCACGATGGCCCAACTGCAAGGGGTATATGATGCCGTCAAATCGAAGATCGAGGGCTGGTCGGGCCTATCCCTCGAACAGCAGGCGAAAAAACTGCATTTCGAGGCTTATGACTTCCTCGGCGGCAACATGAAAGGCGTTCAGGAAAAGTACCCGACATGGAAAGTATCTCAGGAGGCGTACATCAAGGAGCTTAACGCCGTCAATTATAAGATTTCGCTCAAACAAGCGATGGCAGATGTCGCGCTTGTCGAGCAATGGGCCGAAGCGCACCCGAAGAGCCTCAATGTCGCAAAACTCCTTGCCGATGCAAAGCATGCCATCGCCAACGACGAGGATATTGCGGTTATCAAGCAAAAGGTTTCGCTCGCGGTAGCCGAGAAGCAGAAACGCGAGATGGAGCAGGCACGGCGCGACGCGAAAAAGGGCTTCAAATCTCTCACCTTGCCAAATATCAGCAAGGCAGAGATAAAACAGCTTCTCGATCAATATGAATCCGAGGATTTTGAGGATGCGGATGCCCGATTGCGATCAATGACCGGGAGTATATGGAAAAGCCTGACGAAAGAGGAGCGGATCATCCTGACGAAGTACACGCAGACTTACAGCTATCTGAATGAGCCGCTACGAGGACAGACCTATTACGGGGCACGAGGCGGCGATGAGTTTGAACACGACCTGCCGATCCTAACGAGAGCACTTGAAAAGTTCTCCATGCCTCAAAATACCGTCGTCCGACGCGGCGTAAGCAGTTTCGAGATCAACGAACTCGGCTATGGCCTCGGAGAACTGAAAATCGGCGATGTATTCGTCGATAAAGGCTTCCTCTCGACAGCCATCCATAGGGCGGGAGGATTCCATGATACATACAATTTGGTGATCGTGGTTCCCAAAGGTGCAAAGGGCGTTTACGCCGAGCCGTTTTCTCATTATACCGACTATAACAAGTTCGAATATGACGGCAAAATATGGGACGGTGAATCGGTCGAATCGGTAAGATCGGAAATGGAGTGGATCGGACAGCGAGGCAGCCAATTCCGTGTGCTCAAAAAACAGGGCAGAACGATCTACCTGCAAATGATCGGACAGCTCAAATAGAAAGGGAGTGCAATCGCGCTCCCTTACTTGTAGTATTGCTTGTAGAATCTCTTGAACGGCTCGACGCAATCCATCATCGACGACATATTGCCCTGTGCATAGCGATTAAACAGCAGGGATTTCAAGGTAATCGGCACTCCGTCCGCATTCTCGAACTCCGCCAATCCGACCGCAGTATATTCATCGAGATTTCGACTTTCAGAGGCATTCGCATCGCCTCTTGCGATGACCGCCATAGTATCGTGAACCCACGTCCGCTCATAAAGCCAAAGCATCGTTTTGTTTTGGTCTTTGCCCTTGTATGGGTTCTCCCGCTCGCCCTTATAGTAGCGGCAGTATTGCAGTAAATCGGATTCTTTCATCAGTACGTTGCATAAAATTTCTTAATAACATTCTGCATATCTTTCGGCAGATAGCTCATCGCGGATTCTATGGTCGTAAGATCGACGCCGAAACGGGCCTTTGCGAGCGATCCGACGATGGCTCCGAGCGTATCGCTATCGCCGCCGTAGAGAATGGCCTTGCGGATTGCATCCTCGAATGAATCGCTCTCTTTGATGATATGAAAGGCCAGCGGGACGCATCCCTGACACGTCTCATCGAACTTGCCCCTCGGAATGAGGTTCTGCTCCCAGTCCGCGCCGTAGAACATCCCGACCATTTCGAGGGCCTGATTGAGGGCCAAAACATCGCAGAAAGGATCGCAACTCCGCATTAGGTAAATCGCCCTTGCAACCACCATCGCCCCGATGATTCCGTCGGGATGGTCGTGCGTGATCTTGGCCGTCTCCATCGCCTGCCGGATCACCTCTTGCTCCGTATCGAACGCATAGGCGACAGGGCTGACCCGCATCGCCGCGCCATTGCCGAAGCTGTTGTACGGCTGCGGATCGGGAGAATTGAGCCACAAGGCGAAAGACGCTCCGTATGCACCCATCGGGTTAGGGTATTTCCTGCACCAGCGCAGGATGCTCGCCCGATAGTCCTCCCCACGCAAAATTGCATCGGCAATCGCCACCGTGCAGATCGTGTCGTCGGTAAAACTGCACTCCGGGGAGAACAGCGCGAAATTCCCATCCCGCGTATTGTTGAACTCGAATCGAGAGCCTACTATGTCACCAATTATCGCACCTATCATATCAAAAATTTTTAGAATCTATCACTTCGTCTATGTCCAGCACCCCGTCGGCGTTCTCTTTCATCGAATGCAGGTAGATATAGCCATTTCGGTAAAATGAAACCTTTGCCAGCTTTTCACGATACATAGCCTCCGCTTTCGCCCTATCGACAAAATACAGATGCGTAATGAGATCGTATGAATCCGCAACATAGGTCAGCCGATATACTTTGCTATCCATCGCACTCCGATTTTAATGACCGTCCTCTCGTCTTGCGCTGGATTTGCCCGATGCGAATGAGGACTTTCTTGTTCTCGTATTCGCTTCTACCCCTCGTCGCATTCGTGAGGGACTTGTATGTGATGCCGACCGCCCCGATAGGAACGGTATCGTAGATCGCTTTCAGGGAACCGAAGTAGAAGTCGGTTTCGCCGTTGTACGGCTCCTTGAACTGCAAATGCACTATCTTCTTTGCTTCCATAATCCAATACTTGTGCAAATTTACCGCTTTTCCGGCGTTCTGCCACGCTTTCGCGCAAGAATCGATCAATCTACCGACCCGACCGCAGATATTCGAAAATTGGCGGCATTTTCATTTTTCTTTTTTCGCGGAACTTTTTTCTTTTTCAAAGGATGAATTTACGAGGGTCTTACATGATGAGTGATCCGATATTTTTGCAGTCGAAAAAACATCCCCTCTATCTATCTTAATATATCTATATATTCTTATCTTCTGTGCAGGGATCGTTGCACCCGTCGTTGCAGGGGTCGTTGCTGCCCTCGTTGCATCCTGCTGTGCTATTATGCTGGTAATCATCGTAATTAACTATCGTAATCATCGTTGCACGGGTGGCAGGGTGTTTTGTTCGGCTATTTTCTACTCGTCCTCTGCTTCGGCAACTGCCACCCCTTTATTCGCGCAACCTCGATATTGAATTTCATCCAATCCTCCTCACGAACAAACTCAAAGTGCATCGTGCCTTTCTTATAGCCTCGAATGCGGAAAAATCCCCATTCATACCACTGCCCCCAATTCATTGTCAGCCTACTAACAAAATCATTCAAGGATGAAAAATCGTCATAATTGCACCCTGTAAGATAACACATAGCCTTTACGACATCATCAATATCACGAGCATATCCGCCCCCGTAATATGCAATTTTGACATAGGCAGACGGCCATCGTGCGTCGTAATCGCAAATACGCGGAACAATGAAACGGCGATTGACCATATAATCGGAATTTGTCTTCCATTTCTCCCCCGCGGTCGAATTTTCGGCACTAAACGAACAGATATGATCGAATGCCTCTACAAGCACCTGATTCATCCGATCTCGATGAGTAAAGACGATAGCTTCGAGAACTCGAAAAACATTGTGCATCGTGAACGGAATATGCGTCTGCCGCTCGACCATACGATTCATATCTTCCAAAACTTTGGTCGTAACGTATTTCTCCATATTCATTTTACTGAATATCAAACGCCATGCAGCTTTCTGCAACTCCTTTTTGAAACAATCACGGGTAATAGCAGTATAGTTATTCCCATGTTCTCGATATGCGCCAAAGCGGATGTCATTGCTCTTGAATGGTTCTGCAAGTTGGTTGATCTCTTTCGCCGCTCCCATCACATTATCGAAGCGTTTGACCGCTTCAACATAGCGATTCACCAAATCTCGAATGAAATTATAGTGCTGCAAGCCCTCTCCCTGCGGCTCATCATCAGGGGCAAGAGAAAAATATCCCTCAAATTCTTTTTCGCCTGTTCCCGGCTTGAACAGATGGACGCAGGATACATGAACCCCCGTCGAACGCTCTGCCGACGCAAAGCAATCTCCGAAATATTCCTCAAATCCGTGCATTTCGACGATTTCACGCAACTGCTTTCGGCTGGTCGAATATCTATCATCAAGGGTATGACTGTTGCATAAAGCGATAATCTCACAACCACCGGGCGCAATCTCGTAAGCGTGCAGGATATGTTTTTCATCCGCCGAAAACGGAGGATTCATCACAATAAGGTCGATATGACTGATCTGCTCCGAAGTTACGGTCAGAAAATCATCCGCGATAATGTCGCATTTGCCTCCCAATATACGGCGTAATTTCTCGACCGTTTCGCACGCGATGACTTTCTTCGCTCCGCGATTATTCAGATAATCTACAATGTTCCCGCTGCCTGCGGACGGTTCGAGAATTATTTTGCCGCCAATATCCACGCCGATAAGCATCTTTTCGATAACTTCTACCGGAGTAGGATAAAAATCTCTATTGAATATTGATTCCATAATTACAAGCGTTTGATTGTTTTTGCTATTTCCTCGCTCCAATACCCGACGATAAGGTCATAGGCTTCTTTATCACCATCCCATGCGATCATGCACTCGTGGTTATTGTATTCGTAGAAATAAACCTCCTGCGGATCGCATTCTTTCGGGATAG